GCTTGAGACTTTAGAGGCTCAGCTAAAGGATAAGAACGAAGCCGAGTTAATGCAACAGGGAAAGCATGAGGAAATAATTGCAAAGCAGAAGGCTGAGATAGCTTCTCTTAAAGTTGATTCTCAAACCTTAGCAACTCTTAACGCCAGCAGGCGTGAAGCTCTTTTATCGGATTATACGGATGAAGAACGTGAAAAGTTACAGGGTTTAGATAACGATGCACTGGAGCTATTAAATAGTAGAACCATGGCGCAATCTCAAGCAATCGAACATCCTAAAGGTGTACCTGCCGCTGGCAGAGTCCCAGGGAAGTTGATAACGCTTGATGAATTGAATAAGATGGACCCTAAAGATAGGGCGGCTAATTGGGCAGCCTATCAAAATCAATTTAAACAAAAAATCTAGGGACTAAGGCCTAATTTGGCAGCTGAAGCCCTATAGAAAATGAAAGAGGTAAATCATGGCTTATGATGCCGGTGCTAATACTGCTGTAAGTTTAACTTATGGCAATACAACCGATGCTACAGTATTTGTCCCAGAAATGTGGTCAGCTGGAGTAAAAGGTTATTTTGAAAAACCAACAACCTTCTTATCTTTAGCAGATACTTCGCTATCTGGTTTAGTTAAGGGCCAAGGTGATACTATTCACATTCCTAAGATGACAGCAAAAGCTGCGACTGCAACAACTCCGCAAGCTATTTCTGCATTGACTGCGAATATTGCTTACCATTCACCAGCTGATACAGAAACTAAGCTGCAAATTAATAAATTAGCTTATTCTGCTCAAATTATTGCTGATGTGGTTAAAATCCAAGCTTCACCTGAAATGTTTAATATGTATGTTCAGGGTATGGGTTATGCAATCCAGCAAGATGTTGAGAATTATGTTGGTGATTTGTTCTCTGGTGGTACTATCGGAAATATGGTAGAATCAACTTTAGCTGCTGATAATGTATTTACTTTAGCAGACCTGAAAACATTAATTGGTTTAATGTATTCTAATGGAGCAAATCCTAGAGAAGGCTTTGTAATGGTAATCTCTCCTGAGCTTGCTTCTCACATGCTAACGCTGACTGGATTTACTTCAGCCGATTTTGCCAATTCTATTGGGGTTGCTACTCCAGGTGGCAATAATAATGTGGCTGCTTTTGGTTCAGTTGCTGGGATGCCTATCTATGTTTCAGATAGATTTACAGCTGTAGCTGATACTAATACTATTGTTGGTGCAGTATTTAAACCTGATAATCTTAAATTAGCTTATCAAGTGGACCCAACTGTAGTAAGTCAATATTCTGTAGATTTCCTAGGTACTAAGCTCGCTGCTTATGTTGCTTATGGTGCTACTATTGTTGATGAAGGTCAAGTATTTGGAATAACAAACGCTTAACCTTAAATAGTTAGTTAAAATAAAAAGGGGAGCCTAAAAACTCCCCTTTTTTTAAATTGGAGAAAGTAATGGCATCAAAAAATTATAGATTAAAGTCTGAATCAGCACCAGCGGCCCCATATTGGGTAACTGATTATATTGGTATTCCAGCTTATGATACTATGAACGCTAATGGCGTTGCTTCTGTTGATAATATGCCGGACCAGGTTAAAGAATTTTATGAGGAAGATGGTTCACCAGATTCTGGATGGACCGCAGCTCAATTAAAAGCTTATATGGATTCTAATAGTATAGAATATAAGACTTCAGATAATAAGGCTGAATTATTAGCTAAGGCTACTGCATAATGCAGGATATTATAAATAGCATTAAGGCCCATGAAGGTTATGAGCCTATGGTGTACAAATGCACTGAGGGCCATGATACTATAGGCGTAGGCTTTAAAGTATCTGATTTGAAGCTATCTGAAAAAGTTTGCGACTTAATCTTAGAAGAGATATTAGATGACTTGATTTCTCGGATTGAGAGAAAATTAAGCTGGTTTAGATATTCCCAGGATGAAGTGAAACTTGTAATAGTCAATATGAGCTACCAAATGGGTCTATCAGGCGTTTTAAAGTTTAAGAGGGCCTTGGCTGCCCTAGAGATAAAAAACTGGGATTTAGCGGCTACTGAGATGCTCGATAGTCTCTGGGCCAGACAGACTCCAAATAGAGCCAATGAGTTAGCTGATATAATTAGGGGCCTCTAGATGGAGGGCCTTATGGATGCCATCGAAAAACTCGGAGTCCCCGTTGTGGTATGTGGTGCCAGCATGTATTTCATCTGGAAACAGACACAGTTCATGCAAAAATTTTTCATGGAAGATATACAGGAATCTCAATCTCGCTTAGAAAATATTATAGTAACGCTAATTTCTAAACAAAAAGAGCTAGAGCAAAAGACTCTGGTTGAATTAGCGGACATGAGGTCGAGCTATGAGAGTTTGGTGGAGATAATGCACAGTCTCACATCTAATGGATTTAAAGTAAGTAAACGAAAAAAAGAGGATGAATAATGTTTGAACAACTAACAGGATTTGTATCAGGGAACTCATCACTTTTACTGGGTGGTGGTACTGCCGGAATAGTTCTTTGGGTTCTAAAAAAGGTCCCTAATAAAGAGATTGCAAATATTGTAGAGACTTTTGCCTTTGGATGCTTTAGGACCATAACACTGGGACTATCTAAATGGAAATTCACTAAAGGCCTCTGGAATAAAACAATAGAGCCATGGTTTATAGATTTGATAGAGAATGTACTGGGTGGCTTTATTAAGGGCGCTGTAAAAGGCCTGCGGTCAGATAAATGATACCCCAGGCTTTAATGGGAAAAGTTTTAAAGTTCATTCTCCCTAAAGTCCTGGACCACCTTATGCAGGTATTCAAGCTGGATAAGGTTTTAAGTTATGTAGAGCAACCTAATGAATTAGACCATAAGGTTAAAGATTTAGAAGCCAGAATAGAGAAATTAGAATCTTGAAACACCTCTCAATAGATAACGCACTTGATGGAAATCTAAAACCTGTAAAGGATTCAGATGGAACTCCTTGTGCATTAGAAGTATCTACTGATAAAGCAAGAGTTAAGAGTTTAGAAATATCAGGTGAGGCTAAGGGTCAAACTCCTACAACAGGTGATGGATTGGCTACTAAGCAATATGTAGATGATAATGCAGGTGGAAGCACTACTTTAACTTGGCATCATAGTTTTGGTGGAATAAAAAGTAATAATGCAAGTACAACTAATTACTATTTCCAGTATTATCCAAATAATAGTGGGTGGAGCAATTACGATAGCAACCCCTCATCTATTAGTTATACAGATGCCTATGCTTGTGAATGGATTGCTCCTGCTGCTTCTACAGTAACTCAATTAGATGTAATTGTTAGAAATACACAAGCAGATGATTTGGAAATATCTATTTGGAAAGGAACAGTTGCGACTGATGGGAGTACATCCTCAGTATCTCTTACTGAAATCGGACATATAGACGTTGCAATATCAACAGCAGCAAGGGCTGTTAGGGGAAGCACTACATTCAGTAGTGGCAATACTTTATCAGCAGGTGAAGCTATTTGGATATTTTTGAGGAAAACAGAGCATAGTGCAACATCACATTGTTATGTTTCAGGAGTAGTTAGTGGAGAATTTACCTAATGGACAAGATAGATTATAGTGATTACATTGTTATAGATGATGATGAGAATCAAGAAATGGTGCTGCTTAAAAATATGGTTGATAAGATTAATGAAATTATAGATTGGATTAATGCTCAATGAGTTTAACAGGTAAAACAAAAGCAGGTTCATATAAAGACCTATTACAGATGAATAATAGCAATAGTGGAGTAGATGCTACTACAAGAGCTGTTGTTGATGGAGAAGGAACAGCATCGTCTCTTAATATATCATCATCAAGAACCATTGTACAAGGTGGTAGTGATACTTCAACTAAATTTGCAGTACAAGATGCTGATTCTAATAATTTACTTTTAGTAGATACAACCAATGATTTAGTTAAAGCAGGAGCAGGACAGCATATTGTAAATACTCAAGTCAAAGACTTCTGTATTACCTCTGTAAATTCACAACCCTCAAGTGCTGATACTTGGACAGCTTTATCTTCTATAGGAAGTGCAAGATTTGTAGCAGCAGTAGAATTAGGTACAGGCTCAACCCCTGCCACTTCACTTACAATATCAACTACTGCGAACAATGTGGCTCAAGCAATGTGGTATGTACCATTTAACATAACAATAGATTCTTGTAATGTATGGTTTGGGGCAGATGCAGCAACTGGTGATGCTGTAAAATTTTCAGTTATGCAATATGCAGTAGATAGTGCAAATGGTGCTACAAGTGGTGATTTATCGTCAGGCTCAGAACTTTGCAATCAATCATTACCATTTAATGGGCAAGGGTATGAACAGGCATATTATGGTGCAATGACAGTAGCATCAGCTAATGTAGATGCAGGTAAAGTAATAATGGCTTGTGTGCATCAAAATGGAACAAACGCAGATTTAACAGTCAATATGCAATTAGTATATCATTTAAGGTAAGGAATAAGATGGCAAATTTTAAAACAGATTTAACAATAACAACTCCAACAGAAACAATATCTGCATCCAAGTCAGGCAATTATGATGATGCTATCAATTTAACTCAGGTTGTAGATAGTTCAGACCAACCTATTCTTTTGGTCACAGGGAGTGCAGATAAAGGGACAAATTCAATAGGAAATGCAAAGTCATTAATTGTTAAAAATTCAGGCAATGTAGGAGCAGAAGTAAAAGTAAGTTACGAAACTTGGTCTGCTGCTTCCCCTGATACAAATGGCGACCCTGATAGGGTTCACTATCTTTTGGGTGCAGGTGATTTTATTTTTCTACCCAATATAAAATTTGTTGGATATAGCAATTCACTTTCGGCAGCAAACGGTCAATCTATGGATAATCAAGCACCTCACGGAAGTATGCAGTCAGATAGTGGTGCAGATTTAGATACAGCGACTTCAGGTGATATGGCATCCGATGCGACAGAAACTACACTTTATCTTGAGAATGGACACTCTAAATATTTCAAGGTCGGGGACTTAATCCGACTTGAAGATGAGATATGTGAAGTTACTGATGTTGGAACAGGAGCAGATTTAGCCAATAGTACCTGTACCATTAAAAGAGGTATGTATGGCTCTACAGCAGCAACTCACGCAGATGATACAGCTGTAATGTTTCCTTATTTTAATGCCTATGCAGATTTTGATAAGTATTCTACTGCTCAGACAGATAATTCGGGAAGATATAAGGCTATGAATTTAATTGGAACAGGGAGAAAAGGTGATGCAGTAGCTGATGGATTTGTTGCAGGCTCTATTAGTGGCAAGTTTTACAATGCAGGCTATCAAGAATTAGGTATGAGTGGAATTACAGCTTCAACAGAATCAGGGCTTGCTGCTTCGACTGCATATGCTTTTGATATTGCAGTAGATGGAGGTTCAGATTACACATTATCATTTACCACATCAGCTAATACTAAATTTGGTTCTTCAGATGGTGTCCTTAGAAAAATTCAAGATGCACTTGATGCAGGCTATTATGCTTCAGGCAACTTATTAGAAAAGAAGGTGACTTGTGCAATAGTCAATGGAGACATTAGATTTACTTCAGGTCAGCGTTTATCTACATCTACAATATCTATTACTGCCCCTGCAAGTGGAACAACTCCATTTGGAGTAGGTAGATTTGTTATGGCTGTTGGAGATATTGAAGCAGCAGTTGCATCTGTATTGCCTGACGATGTTGTATATGACAAGCAAACAAACATATCATCACCTAATGTATCGGCAATGTTCTATGATGATGGATTTGGTAATATTTCAGGAGCTTGTAGTGGTACAATTAATTATGAAACAGGTGCTATTGATTTGGTTAGATGTCCTCCTAATGCTCATTTTGTAGTAAGTGCAAGTTATGGTTCAGCACTCGCAGGAGGTTCAGAATTTTCTACAACTCTTGGCAATTCAATAACTGCAATATCAGCAAGAAGTGTAAATACAAAGATTGATACAACTATTAGCTTGATAGCGTTAAAGTAATGGCTTATAAGAAAATTGAGAATAAAAAAGAGGGAGAAAAAGATGCCAAAAGGTAAAGGAACATACGGCAAAAAAGTAGGTAGGCCAAAAAAGAAAAAGATGCCTAAAAAAAGGAAATGAAATGGCTAAATTCAAAGGCAGGTCAGTTAGACTAAACAAGCCAACTAGAATCACTAAAGGCCAACCCGGATATGGCAGAAAAAAATCACAGGTCTATGTAATGGCTGGCAGTAGAGTTAAAAGGGTAACTTTCGGAGACCCAAATATGAGAATAAAAAAATCTAGCCCTGCAAGAAGAAAATCTTTTAGAGCTAGGCATAATTGCGCAAACCCTGGACCAAGAACTAAAGCTAGGTACTGGTCTTGCAAAGCATGGTAGGAGAATAAATGGCATCAACATCTAACATAACATACTGTACAGATAGAGACCTCCAGGATGTTTACCCAGGGATTTCTGGATTTGATTTAAAGAGAAGAATTTATAATTGGACTGGCCCATCTAGTAATATATATACAGCCCAAAACACTGGAGAGATTACTCAACTTTTTGCTGATGGTGTTGAGCTTACCAGTGATGCCAGTTTAAATGGGAACAATGATTACTACTATACAGATACTACTAATAGTGTTCAGTTCTACCATACTGCCAATAATCCAAATGATATGATAATGGAGGCTGGTGATGATTGGGAGACAATCAAAACTAGATTTAGAAAGCAAGCATCTAGGTTATTAGAAAGCCGGATAGATGCTAATTTATCCAGAGAAGTATCTAAGGACCGAGAAGGTAATTACCCAGATATAATAGTAAGAGCGACAGCATTACAGGCAATAATTTTATTAATCACAGCACATGACCCAAACAATGAGGTTATAGAATCATTTAAAGCTGAGTATGATGAGATTCTTGAGGGTTTAAACGCTGGAACTATTGTGCTACCATCTGATAGAACCTCTGATTCAAAAAACGGCTTTATAAGAGAGGTTTTAGTTAATGCAAGCTCTACAGTTAGGCCAGTAGAATTAAAAGGCCAGTATATTGGAGCTGGTTACGATTTGCTAAAAGTTAAGGTTTATGTAGCTGGGGGAGGAAGTGGAACAAGCGCAGCCATTGGGACTGTAAAATATTCAGTATGGAATAAAAACTCTACTGGATTGAAAAATAATCAGGTTGTAAATAATGAGCTAGTTACTGGTGATTATGATGTTTTATCTGGTGGCCTTTATATTCGCTGGAGTGGAGTAACTGATGCTTCAGTTGCTTTCGAAGAAGATGAATACGAAATAGAGGTATTTTCTAGCTCTTTGGGTACATCTACCCCATCTGGAATAAAAACTGTTACTATGAGTAGGAGATAAATGGCTTTAACTTTAAACTCAAACTATCAGAATGTAGGCTTCGACTATGTGTTAGATGGAGTTAGAGATTTATTAATCTCTGAGTTCACTTATGGGAAAATATATATCTCTCCAGAGTTAAAGTTTAATGACCCATTCCAGATTAAATTATGGGTGTCTGAATCTGCAACAGAAGATTATAATGCTATTTCATGGTCCAAGGAATACACTGTAGATATTGATTTATACATGATAGATTCAAATCATGATGAAAATGCTTATAAGCAATTATATCAAGATACTGAAAGAATCTACCAGGTTCTTTTTAATAATGCGCATAAGGAAATAACTGTAGCTGGGAACTCTCTGCAATGGCTTAATGGAAAGACTGAGACTATTGGAATTAATGATTTTGATGGTGAAGAGGGTGAAGTTGATGGCCTATTGAAATCTTCTCTTAGTTTTACCTGTAATGTCCATG